CAGCGTCGATGCTGTGGTAAGCGTTAAGATCTTGAGCGAATTCTGGAGTCCATTGTGCTTTTAACTTTCTAGTCTTAGCAACGATAGCTTCTGAAGCAAGTTGTACATCAATCTCTGGGATAGTGATTGAAGAATCTACAGCAGCACCTGAAGCAGCTTCGAAGTCACCTCTTGAGTTATCAGCAGGTTGTTTGTGGTATTCAACAGTAATGTTGTTACCATCAACGTGGTCAGCTAATGAAGCAGAAGCTACTAAGAAAGTTACGTTGTTACCAGATACTGAAGTGTACTTCTTATCGAATGAGAAGTCAGCAGATCCAGTTTTGATGTTAAATGCTCTTACACCTTCTGAATCAAAGTTAGTTCCTGATAGGTCTACAGTAATTTTGTAGTAATCAGCAGGATCTAAATCAGCATCATAATGTAGAGATGCAGAATCTGCAGAACTTTGAGTACCAGCTACGTTAGTAGAGTTAGTGTTTGCAGAATATCCGAACTGTCCAGCGCCATATAGACCGCCAGCAGCTTCTGTGTCAACAGCAATTTTAGAGTTTGCAGTTGATACGTTACCGTACATGTTGTCTCCATCAGAACGTCCGTCTTTAGCAGTACCGTACTTAAAGTCTAAGTAGAATACTAGCCCAGAAGGCAAGTTCATTGGTTGAACAGATACGAAATCTTGAGCAACGATTTGAGCGAATACTTTACGTACTAATGGTAAAGCTACTCCAGCCCATTGCTCACCTGTACCAGCAGAAAAAGTTCCACCAGTTCCAGTTGTGTTAGCTTCAGCAACGATTTGCTTAGCTTGATTTTCAAGGATCATCGCCATGTTATTTTTATAACGTGGGTCCTCGATACCCTCTAAAAGTCCTGAAGTTGACCATTTGTCAGCTAATTTAGCTGCGTCAGCTTGTAGACTCTTAAATTGGTTTGAGCTTTCAAGTAATTGATTTACTTCCATGATTGAAATAAAATAAGTTTAAAAATTAAAATTCACGTTTTTTTATACCAGCTAAAACTTGCATACGATGTACTGCAGAAGATACTTCTGAGATAATTTCTGGTTTAGAAGCTGTTGTACCTGTAGCCTTAGACGCCATGCCTAATTTAGCTTCAGTTACATTTTCCTTTTTAGGAGCAGCAACGTTTTCAGAAACCGTATCGAATACTAGTTTTACTTCTTTTACTGTTTCCGCTTTATCGAAAGCAGCGATAACGTTCACTTTTTGTGACTCAGTAAGGTTATTTGCCTTAAAGATTTTATTCACATAAAGTAGTTTTGAGTTTAGAAGGTTAACTTCTTCTAAGTCAGCACGAAGAGATTCAATAGTTTCTAATGCTTCAGATAATTCAACTTTAGCATTTTCTTCTGTTACTTCTTCTTCTTCTTTTTCTTCTACTTCTTCAGAAACTTCTTCTTCTGAAATAGATTCAAGTTCTGCAAGGAGTTCATCTAAGTCGATTTCTTCCTCGTCTTCAGCAGCTGGAAGTTCTGCAGGTTCTTCGATTCCTTCTTCATCTCCCATTCCTTCGATATCTCCAGCGTCCATATCAGCACCAAGTTCTTCTTCTCCACCTTCGTGGCCAAGTTCTTGAGCAATAATGTCACGGATCATATCTTTGAATTGGTCAACAGAAAGATCTCCAAGTTCCTCATCACCTTCAACAGCTTCGTCTTCTTCACCCTCTTCTTCAGCGGGTTCTTCGATTTCTTCTTCTTCAGCCTCGTCCTCTGATTCTTCAGAGTCATCCTCAGCTTCTTCTACTGCAGGTACCTCTTCTAGTACTTCTTCCTCTACAGCTTCTTCTTCAGTTACTTCTTCAGTAGACTCGTTAACTGTTTCTTCAACAGCTTCTTCTACCTCTTCTTCAATCTCGTTTACTACTTCTTCTTCAACAGATGAATCTTCCATCTCTTGAAGTTTAGCAGCTAACATATCTTTTAGATGAGGAGTTAAAGTCTCTTCTAAAGCTTCCTTAGCGTTAGCAATAGCGGCTTCACGTACAGACTTGGCCTCAGCAATAGCTTGCTTAAGTAAATCTTTGTTTGCCATTTTAATTAAAAATTGTGATTTTCGTACGATTATTT